GGCTCTGCATCATCAGCTTCCGTATCATCAGCAGCTTCATCAGCATCGTCGTCAACTTCTTCTCCGCATGCAGCTTTAAGAATATCACAAAGGTGTTGTGCAAGTTCTTTATCAAGTGTAATTGTTACTTCCTCTTCTGCATCGTCACCTTCGTCAGCAAGATCCTCATCAGGAGTTGCATCTTCAATACCGAGAGCATCAAGGTCGTCAACTTCTTCCATTCCGAAGTCTTCGTTAATGACTTTGGCATAGAGTTCATCAAAAATAGATTTATTGGCCATATATTTATTTAGTCCCTCCCGCGCAATTTCAAGTACTTCTGCTGAACTTTCTTCTTCATCTTCTTCTGTTGAACTCTCTGGATCATCTTTCTTTTCTCCAGCCTCTTGCTCTTTCGGTTGCTCCGTCTCAAGAGTGGGACAGTTATCATCTCCATAAGAAAGTCCTTTTACATTGTATGGATTTTTGTCTCCTACCTTTTTAATATCAACTTCTGATTCTTCAAACCCACCTTCTTTCGTTGGGCCTCCTGGTTGAATATCTGCATTACCTGTATTGGCGTTTGTATCGCCAACTGTTTGCGCTTCTAAATTCTCAGCAACAACAGCAGCCTCATTACCAAGGTTACCATAAACCTCGCCGAGATCCGTAAGGTCGTTCTTTTTAGCCATGCTAATATTTATGTCAAACGTTACTTAAAACAAGTAATAGTTGTAAAATAAAAGTTTGAGATTAAATATGTCTAGTCTATGGCTAAAAAAGATACAGGTATGTACTATATGGGTAATGATAATTTACCTAATAGGAATTGGCAAGGAGAATATACACCAGATAAAGTTAAAGCTCTTAAGAAAGCTCAAAACAATATCTTATATTTTGCTGAGAATTTTTTCCATATTGTTAATTTGGATTCAGGTAAAGAAAAAATTAAACTATATCCGGCTCAAAAGAAGGCTCTAAGGGCGATGAGAGATAATCGCTTCTATATTTTATTAGCATCACGTCAGATTGGTAAGTCTACTTTGATGACAATTTATCTTTTATGGCAAGCTATCTTCCTAAAAGATCAGCGCATTCTGCTCGTCGCGAACAAAGAAGCCACTGCTATTGAAATCTTTTCACGAGTTAGAATGGCCTATGAAGAGCTGCCCAATTGGCTTAAGTCACCAGTTAAAGAATATGCGAAGACGTCTATGACTCTAGAAAATGGTTCTCGTATTGGTATTACGACTACTACAGGTACAGCTGCTCGAGGTCAGTCTGTAAATTGTTTAGTAATTGATGAGATGGCCTTCATTGAACCTCATCTGGTTGATGAGTTTTGGAAATCTGTCTTTCCAATTATCTCTTCATCTAAGAAATCTAAAGCATTTGTATGTTCAACTGCTAATGGTACTCAGAATCTTTTCTATAGATTATATAATGGTGCTGAGACAGGAGAGAATGGGTGGGCATATGGAAAAATATTGTGGAATGAAGTGCCAGGTCGTGATGAGAAATGGGCTGACAGTACAAAGTTAACGATTGGTTCAGCCGAAGCGTGGCGTCAAGAGTTCTGTTGCGAATGGATTAACTCTGGTGAAGCTTCAATCGATGACGCTTTATACGAAATGATGGAGCGTCAAATATGTGACCCAGCAGTTACATTAGATGATGGATGCTATAAAGTATGGGAGGAAGCTCAAGAGGGTAGAATATATGCTGCTGGTGTTGATACAGCAGAGGGTGTAGGAAAGGATAGTTCTATTATTCAAATGCTTGACGTTACTGATCCAGCTGAAGTAAGGCAAGTAGCAGTCTATCGTAACAATAAAATATCTCCAATGGAGTTTAGTAACAAAGTCTTTAAGATACTACGCAACTACGGATCCCCACTTGCGTTAGTAGAACGTAACAATTGTGGTGCTCAAGTTGTTGATCGCTTGGCGCATGATATGGGTTACCCTAAATTAGTATCATATGGTAATAGAGCTGCTCACAGGAAAAAGCGCATGCAAGGTATGATTGCTCATACTAATACAAAGCATAGAGGTATTATTAATATGCGCTATTGGATGAATGATCTTAAATCAATAGTGATGCGAGATGCTGAGACATTAGAAGAGCTCCGCAACTTTGTTCGGTATCCTAATGGCACTTGGAAGGCTAGACATGGTTGTCATGATGATTTAGTAATGGCTTTGATGTATGGTTATTATGTTCTAGATAACGAAATATGTGAGCAATATTTTGAGATTATAGAGAAAGATGATACTGGTCGCCCAAAGACTATTGAGCCTTTAGACTTTGGTATATCGTTATTTGAGGATCCAACATCAATATATACAGATAATGAAGTAACTGGTGGTAGTCCAGATCTTAATCCTGTTTATTGGGGCATGGCAAATAGTGATGATAACGATATGGGTGATGATTATTATGATCTAATAGATCAAGGGTTCACACAACTATAGATTAAATAACAGTATGGCTGTAAATCAAAACGACCAATCCTTTCTTAATAAAAGCAGAACAGATAAGTTTAAGCTTGTCTTTTCATTACCCCCAGCTTTACGTAAAATAGATTCAAAAACTGATAGGCAGACCTATAACGTTAATGAAGATGCATTTCAGTTTTCTGTCTATGGTGCTGTTGTACCAGAACTAGATGTACCTGCATTACAAATTAGATATGGTGGATCTAATCTATATAACTCAACACACGCTAGGGAGCCATACCCACCAGTAACGGTTGACTTTACGATTGATAATGGATTTAACAATTATTGGGTATTATATAAGTGGCTTGACTTAATGCATGATGAGAAAGAAGGCTTATATGATGCATCTGATTTAGTTTCAGATGAGGACTTTAAGAATTATCAAACAGATATGACTTTGTATGGTCTTGATGAGTTTAATAACGAACGTATTCAATTTACATATACAAAAGCTTTTCCCGTTACAATAGGTAGTATTAATTATAGTTATAGAACAGCAGAGGAAATTACATCTTCTATGACGTTTGTCTACTCTCAAATACATACAAAACTTATTAACCACTAAGGTAAAAAATTTACAGATTTTTGTCCAAAAAAGCATAAATAATGTTATGGCTAATAGGACAATTCAATCTCCAGGTGTCGAGATTCGTGAGAGTGATTTATCACTCCGCACAGCTCAAACAGGCACTACTACGTATATTGCTGGATTCGCTTCCGAAGGACCTACTGATGAAGTTATTGGACTTGGAAATATCTCCGAGTTCGAACAAATCTACGGTACTCCAAAGACTCCGGCAGAAAGATATTTTTATCACTCTGCACGCGCTGCTTTAAACTCTACCGGCTCTTTGCTAGTTAACCGCTTACCATATGGTGCGGCAAGCGGTCAAGGGTTTGGTTCAAAAGTAAGTGTTCTTGCTTACCCAGCTGCGGTTTATGATGAAGGGGGCAGCTTCACTCAAACTTCATATGAACTTTCCGGTGCAGGAACTTATCTCTTAGGCCGGCCAACTCAGTTTGATATTACTAATGAGCAATACTTACAGCTCAAGAATGGTCAATTGTTTGATTTTGGTAGTCGAACTGTTAGTAGCCTCGCACTAGATTCTGTCGGTGCTTTAAGTGGTGCGGCAGTAATTGTTGTTAATAAAGCTCAATCAGTTGTTGATAATCAATTTAATGGATATTATGTTGGTTTAACTGACAATACTCTTTTAAACCCAGCGACGAATTTTGAGGCTATACAGAGTGTATTTTCAGTTACTACTGGCGCGCCCGCCACTGGTACATCATCTTTTACAGAAGTACCAGCATCACGGTTTGAGTTCTCTCTTACTGCTACGCCAGAATTTGGTAATAATCCTGCTAACGGATCGGTTTCACAGGTAATGGAAGATCGTATTGAAGGTTATGATATCGGTGGACGTGAATTTGACGATGCATTAAATGTAGGTGTATTTAAATTACGCCAGTCAGTTTTTTCGAAAGAATCAAATAAACTCGATTACCTTCTTGAGGAAGGTTATAATGCCTCTATTGGTAAATACCGTCAGCGTAATTCAGACAATGGTGGTGCACCGGTTAACTTTAGTTTAGATTCTGTTGAAGAAAAATCACGTAACATTGATGTTATCGTTAATCCGTTCGTATCAGATGCTACAACTGGAGTACAGCTTAAAGATGATGGTACACCTAAGTTTAAGGTTCGTATGTTTACAACCGCACTTAAAGCTGCTGTAGATTCATCATCGATCCCAGCAAGTGCATCTGGATTGAGTACACTTTCCTTAGCGACGTCTTCTCTCCCCCTTGGGTTTAACAAAGCAGACAGTCTCGTTCCATTAGGTTCTTATGGTGATGTTGATCTTACAACGAAAGTAATCGGTAATATTCCAGGTAAACTTGATCGTGCTCTTGATCGTATTCGTAACGATCGTAAGTTTGATATTAGTATGATTGCTGAAGCTGGTCTCGGTACTATTAATACGTATATGGATAGCTCATCAGCCACAACCGGGTTCGACGATACGAAAACAACAACTCAAATTGAGGCTTTGAGAACTTCGGCTGATCTTGATTCTAGTGGTGGTCAAGCTCGTACTGCTTATATGAATGTCTTCAATAAGTTTGCTACATTTGCAGGACCTGCCAAAGATGGTGGACGTGGTGATATCTTATTTATTGCTGATCCAATTCGTCAGTTAGTTGTAACAGGTACAAATAGCAAAGTTCAGAAGGATCCTACTAAGAACTTCTATACAGACATCTACTGGGCAATTAGACATCAGTTTGAATTAGCCAATACGTCTTATGCTACTGTATATGCTAACTGGATGAGTGTTCCTGATAACTACACAGGATTAAATGCTTGGGTTCCATCATCTGGATTTGCCGCTGCTAAGATGGCTTCTACTGATGCTGCTGTTGGACCATGGGGTGCACCTGCTGGATTCAACAGAGGTGTTATTACTGATGCTTCTGACATCGCTGTTACACCTAACCAACGTCAACGTGATGACCTTTACACAGCTAACCTCAACCCAATTGCTAACTTCGCTGATCAAGGTAATGTATTCTTTGGACAGAAGACATTGCTGAGGAAGCCAAGTGCATTTGATCGTATTAACGTTCGCCGTACATTCTTATATCTTGAGAAGATTACTAAGAAGACGATGCAGTTCTTCCTCTTTGAGAACAATACATTGTTTACGAGGACACGAGTTGTTAATACATTGACACCGTTCTTTGAGCGAGTTAAAGCTGCTGATGGTCTTTACGACTTTATGATTGTTTGCGATGATCGTAACAATACAGCAGAAGTAATTGATCAGAATGAGCTTATTGTTGACATTTATCTCAAGCCAGTACGTACTGCAGAGTTTATCTTAGTTAACTTCTACGCTACTCGTACAGACGCAAGCTTCGAAGAGCTTATTGGAAGTTAATAATACTTCAAATAACTTTAAGAGGGGGTCGAAAGACCTCCTCTTTTTTTTGTTAATTTGGCCGGGTGGTTTTCTTACCCTCCTTTATCGTAGTATGAGTATGCTTGAGTAGAGATACTCCACCAGGGCCTCCAGCTGTAATATCACCATTGGCTATAATCTCACCTTGAACTATAAGGTCACCAGCTACGTGTAAGTTACCTGTAAAGACTGCTTGTGGTGTTATAAAGGTATGGGTATTGTCAGCTATATCATTAATGTTAGGAGCATTACGAGCTGTTATAACTCCTGCTTCCATATAGATATCTGTATCGCTAACTATAGTAACTCGACCAGCATCCCCAATTGTTGATCCAGTAATAGCAACTTCAGCTCCACCAATAGTAGTTCTACCAGTACCAGTGAAACTATTATCTCCACTAGATGTAAAACCTATTCCACCTGATCCAACTGATGCTCTTAATTTTGTACCAGCTGCAATTTGAACATCTCCAAACGGTACTGCACTTGACGTATCTTTACTTTCATATACCGATACACTAGTTTTACACTCTACCAACTCACCATTTTTATATTCATACTTTTGTGTAACAGATCTACCATTCTTAATAATAAGTCCAGAATCGAATGATGTAGGTTTTGAACCAGCTTGAAGAACTAAATGCTTAGTAGAGAGCATTTTAATATTACCACCTACACCCATCTCTTTCTCAATATTTGATAGAGGTGCAGCTTTTTCTTCCATTAACTGCTGTACGTTATCTTGAGCTTTATTTGTTGCAAAAGTACCTCCTTCTACAGCGCCACTATTAGCATCTGTTTTACCATCTATAGGATACTCTGTATCAGTATTGTTACCAACACCACCATATAATTTTTCTGGTCCTGCTTTAGCTGCAGCTATGTCTCGTGCTTCAGTCAACCACGAATCACTTAACCCTTCTGTAAAAAATTTAGGAGAGCCTGCTATGATAGTATGATCTCCGTATGTACGCTCTTCTTTATTGCTTTGCGTTTGACTGAAGCTATCACCGATTGTAGTGCTAAACTTATTACCTTTAGTCAAATCTTGCATGTTGTTAGGAGCAAATGTACTAACCGTCTTATTATTAAAATTTAAGTTAGCTCCGGAAGCGTGAGTAAGTTGCAATCTTTCTTGAGTAGTATTCTCATCAAACACAATACTACCAGATTTGTTGTTAAGGACAGTCTGGCCCCGCTCATTAATAAACTCTGTAGGGCTTTTTATTTCTTTATCTAACATCTTAGTTATTCGTTATATGTTATACCTCTCATTTTATTATATCGTTCCCTAGACCTAATAATATTGCTTTTCTTTTTCTCATCGGAGATTCTATTGTTTTTGCTCCACGCTTTTTCAGCACGTTTTGCGTTTGCTGCTGATTCACGTAATTTTTTATCTGCTGCAGCCTCAGCTTCTGCTCGCGATAAATCTCCTGATACGCGTACAGTCGCATTACCACGCTTTACATATTGAGGTGGTGGTGGTTCATGTGGCTTGGTTATAATTTCCTCACCACCTGTAAATGTTGTTGTTCTTGTTGTTGATCCGGTTGTTTTCGATGTTGTTACCGTACCATCGGGTAGAGTTTTACGTGTAGTTACCGTACCATCATTTGTAGTAGTAGTTACTGTTTTATCAGGTTTAGTAATAGTTATCGTACCATCAGGATTGGTAGTAGTTACTGTACCATCAGGTGCTGTAGTAGTAGTTCCTATAGCTTCAGACGTATCAAGTGGTGGTGCACCACCTGGTTGAAGATATGGTCGTGTATCCTCTGCAGATGCTGACTCCTTAATTGTTGATCCACCACCTGGTGCTGTAGGATCGGACCCATTACCAGGAGTCGTCGGATCAGTATTCATTGACTCACTATTTAAATTACTATAAGCCATTGAATAGTTAGGATAGACTTCTTCGTTAAATCCTACTCCATGTACTGATTCAACATCAGCTACACTTGGCAATACACCTAAAATAATTGGCATACTTCTCTCGTTATTAATAAATGAAACAACAACGGTAGCACCTACACTTGGTAGTGCCATCATACCCTTATATGCGTTTGATCTATTATCTGGGCTATAAGCGTTAGCTGTTACATTTACTCCCGCTGTACCTATAGAATTACCACCTAAGTAACCATCATGGGTATGAGAGTAGGCGTCAGCAGGTGGGCATGCATTTAAATCAGTAATGTTACCAGTATCACTTACACTTAGAATATCAGTATTAGCATTATATTTTGCACCAGTACCGCTACCCATAATAGGCATCATCACATGAGCATAAAACTCCCGGCCTGTAGCATTTAATGCTTGGGTAGACATAGTATTTTCATTAGTTTTACCACGAGGCTGGTCGAAATCTTCTTCAATAGAAGGAGTTAATCCATGAATAAAAACCTTTACACGATTCTGTGGAACAGTGTCGTCTTTACATAGAAGATCACTATCGTGAATTACTTTACCGATGTATAAGCTATCAAACATTTTAAAATAAATCTGCTTTTGATACCATGCGAGTTGCTCTATCAATCTCGTTGGCTGTTTTATTAATAGTATTGTTAATAGCACCAGCTGGTGATAAAATACTTTCCGATATACTATTTGCAAACTCATCTATAGGTACAAGACCTTTACTCACATCAACTGCAGCTTTAGCAGATACATTAGCCAGAGCTTGACTAGCAATACAATTTAATAAACTCGCTGCAGCAAAATTGCAGTTTTCTTTACTAGCTGTAAAATCTTTAATATCGCTTACTTTACTACTAAGCCCTTCTGCAAAACTTTTTATGCTCTCGATAGCTCCTGCAACTTCTGCTACTAAGCCAGTAATAGTATTAAGCACACCAGCAATCGAGCCTGTAATCTTAGCTATTGCATTATCTATTGTATCAGTAACAATACCACTAATAGCAGCTGTTGCATCTGAAAGAATACTATTGGCTGATGCTAAAATATTACCCATTACCGATTTACCTAAATCTGGTAAATTAGATAAAATAGACGGTAAACATAATGCACCTTTAGCTATGGCTGTCAATTGATCTGCCCGAGCATTTGCTGAATTAAGAAATCCTTTTACTGACGAAATTAATCGCATGATACATATATTTATGCAGTAGATCTATAATAGTCCACCTGTATAAAATATTATACAATCAATTGTAGTTCTTTTTGTTAATTTTCGTGTTGGAAGACTAAATATTGATATGCCAGTTAATCAGACAATTCAAAATTTCTACCGCACTGCAGCAGATCGTGACTTTTCTCGAGATTTTCTCTTCCGTGTTACACAAATGCAACTTCAAGGAGTACCAGCTTTAACAGAAAATGATCTTGTATACGTCAAGACAGCAGCTCTACCTGGACGTAGTATTACAAATGTAGCAGTACCTTATATGGGCCTTGCATTAAATGTACCTGGAACAGTGACATACCCAGGTTCAGATGGATATGCTCTTAATTTTTATCTTGATGCGGATAGTGAACTTCGCAATTACTTTGAAGGAGCTTCACGCTCTTTATTTGATGATTTAAACTCTACTGGTGAATATGGTACTCCTGATGACGATTTCTTTATCCAGCTCGCACAGTTAGATAAAGAGCTTGAGCCTATTGCACAATACAAGCTAGTAGGAGCTTCTTTACGTAATATTGATAATATAGGCTATAATATCTCCGACGGTACTGGTGCTACAGTTGAAGTTAATGCAACTATAGCGTACCACTACTATACAAAAGAGCAGTAATATAGATGGGACAACCTATTAAACAGCGCCTCCGTGTCCATCAAGATTGGTCTGGAGATATACCTCTCAAAAATCTTTGGGGAGTGCAATTTCAGAGTAGGACTGGTCCATCTATGACTGAAGTTGGTAATCGTATTCGCAAGGTGCTTGAGGAGTACCAACCAAGAGCTTATCAAGTTGTTCCAGATTTAATTGATAAATTTTCAGAAGATAGAGAAGGTTACTTATTGGCGCAGACTATTGCAATGCCTACTGAGAATGTTTCTATAAACACTACAGGGGTTGGTTCTGGAACTGGTGGGTTGATAGACGGATATTACGCTGATAATAGAGGTACTTATGGTAGTGGAAATCAAATTAGTATTAGCTTTTTAGAAACTAATATTGATGTTGTTGATTATTTTATCAAGCCGTGGATTGTTGCAACTGCTTATAAAGGTTTAATTGAAGATGGTGATGCTGATACTGATATTAAATGTAATATTGTGGTAACACAATATACTCGAGCAGATAACCATTATGAGGATAAGCTAGGATCGTCACAAAATGCTGCTATAAGAAATGAGACGAATGTAATTGATTATAAATTACGTAAAGCTACTACATTCTATAATTGCGCGCCATATAATACTCAAGGTGGTGATCAAATGAGTTATAACGCTATTAGTTTATCTGATATAACTAAGACTGTGGGTTGGATATTTTCCGATTACAAGCTAAGTACTCCAGGCTTGTACACATGAAGTTTGATATTGAAGTAAAGTTACCTAGTAGTAAAATAAAAAGAATCCAAGAACTTAGTAATAAGGACTATCTCACTATAGTTAAATATATTAACAACGGTGATTACTATGGACTTAATAAATTTTTCGAAAACACTGTCATTGATGATGATTTAAATATTTTCGATAGGCTATATTTACTTCTATATTATAGAATGACTTTTGTCGATAGTATTATTACTATGGATAAAGATGGTAAACAAATAGATATCAGCTTAGTGGCACTTCTTAATAAGCTAGAAGAAAACTATAGAGACTTTGAACTTACATTTAGCGAAAAGAATATTGAAGTTACGCTCGATCTACCTACTATTTCATACTATAATACAATAGATGAACTATTTATTTCAACAATACAGAAGGTGAAGATAGGTAATAAATCTTTAACCTTTTATGAATTACCTGCTGCAGAGCAATCACAAATCCTTGACAATCTCCCTGTAGAAGTTTTCAATAAAATTAAAGCTTATATTGAATCTATATCAAATGATTTGCTCGATGTAACTGTTATTGCTGAGAATAAAGCGGTAGGAGTTGAAAGATTTGGTATTAATATTATTAGTAACGGTCTTATTGAATTAGTTGCAAATATTTTTACAACAGATTTAAATCAATTTTACAAACTGTTATACTATTTTCAAAATACTATTACCCCTGGCTCAAATATATTTTTCGATTTATCACCTATTGAAACAAAAATTATATTGAATCAACATAATCTAAGAATCGAGGAAGAAAATAAAGAGCTTCAGAAAAATCAACAACAACAGCAACAATAGTTGCAATTTGAAAACATATCATAAATAAAGTTATGAACGCCGATGTCAAATCCTTCTTAAATGATCTTAAGCAAGTTAACGATGCAAGTACAGTATCGATTAAAGTACCATCAACTTCGAAAAAGGCTACATTTAAAAAATTTAATGTGACACAACAAAAGAAACTCCTCAAGTCTGCTTTTGATGGTGTGCAAGGATCAGTAGAAAGTTTAAACGTATTTAGCGATATTGTTAAAGATAACTGCCAAGATGATGTAGAGTTTTTAGTATGTGATAGAATACCAATTTTGCTTGAATTGCGTAAAGCGACATCCGGTAACACGTTTTTAATCGATGAAAAAGATTATGATTTAAGCGAACTTCCAACATATAACATTAAAGATGTTAATCTTACAGCAACTATTGAGGATAGTGGTATTGAAGCCACATGTAAGGTACCAACTATTGATACTGATATAAAAATTAATAAAAAGATTATTACGGAGTTAGGCAAGCTTACACAAGAACAGCAAGAAAAGCAAAGTATTGAGCTTGTATTAACTTATGAAATTATTAAGTTTGTTGATGCAATTAAGCTAGGTGAAACATCTTTAAGCTTTAATGATCTTAGTGTCTATGAAAGAGTTAAAGTGGTTAATGAACTTCCTTTATCGTTAAATAATTCTATAATCGATTATATATCAAGCGTTAAAAAAGTTGAAGATAGATGTCTTACTTTTGATGATGATGCAGTAGTGAATATTGATGCTGGATTCTTAGCAGCAGACTAATGCTCTAAGATTAAATATATTTGTGGCTGATGATATATCACAAATAGTTGATGGCTTGAGAATTATTACTGCTCAGAAGTCAATTGAAGACGAGGCCTCTGGTACAAAAACTAAAGGTAAAAAGGGCGTAATTATTGATTCAAAGGCTGGTAATAAAAAGTCACGAGAAAAAGAGAAACCTGTAAGTGCCACACTCACATCAAATGAGACGACGAGGTACACTAAGATATTCGAAATCCTCCGTAATGTCATTAACCCTGATCCAGAAGCTGCAAGAACTGGAGATACGTCTGCTAAAGACAAAGTTAAAGGTATGTCTGCAACTACTGAAGGAGCTGCCGGCGCTAAGGAAGCTGAAGGAGGGCTACTTGAGAAGCTAGGCGCGTTAGGTGCTTTGCTTGCTACGTTAGGTCCATTACTATGGGGTTTAATTAAGAAAAAGTTTTTCGAATACATGGGTAAGTTTCTCAAGTTTCTTAAAGGTGCTTTTGTTAAGCTTTTTAAGGGTATTGGTAGGTTATTGGCAAAGTTTGGGCGATTTTTATTTAACGGTGCTAAAAAGGCAGCCAAGGCTATTTGGAGAGGTCTTAAAAAAGTTGGTAGAAGATTGCTAGGATTTCTTAAGAATGCGGCAAGTAAAGTAGGGGGCGCGATTAAAGGCATGTTTAGCGCGCTATGGAATTCGAAATGGGCTAATGCTTTAAAAGGTGCAGTTAAAGGTGCTTTTAATTCAATGAAGGGGTTTTTGTCTAAAGCTCTTAATATGGTTAAGGGAGGTGCAAAAGCTGTAGCCAGTAGTGCTTCCGCCGCCGTCAATGCAGCGCGTGGTGGTGGAGGAGGGGGTGGGTCAAGTAGGGG